CGCGTGTTTTTTTTTTTTTTTTTTTTTTTAGTCTATTATTACTCCGGACAAGGAGGTTCTTTTACTCAATTTTTATTTATTTTTATTTTTATATTATCTATCTAACTAATCTAAGGATCAATATCAGGGTAGTCATAGTCAACCGTGTTGACAATATTATTATGGTAAGACCAATCCATTATGTTCTTCGTCTGCAATGTCTCCCACGTCGGAAATCCCATCATAACGTCATCTGTCGAAATGCCAAGTTGTCTTATCTTTCCAAGATCATCACGGCTCATACTTTCCAAGATCTCCGCGATGATCTTACCAGGTTTCATTCCAGATTCTTTGACACATTCTTCATATAACAATCGTAAACGGTCGTATGCATCGCGATTGGCACCATAAGTGCCATAGGCATGTCCAATGCATGATAGGATAACATCTAATATGCCGCGCTCATCTGTTTCACGGCCCCAAATGGCTCTGATTAGGAACTCTCGACTTTCTCTAAACGGGAGAAAATTACACTGCCCTTCCGACTTATTAGGATTCAACACGAATTGATGTTTAAGGAAAGTCGCCCCCATCTCTGTTATCCATCCTCCAAATGTACGAGAACAGAAAGGGAGACCAGATTTCAAATCGCGTATTTCCACACCATAGTATTTTTTAGCAAAGTCGGCAAACCGGTGAGCGCTAAAATATTGAGCCGCTAATCCAGTGCCTTTATTGTAAAGGTGATCATCTCCATAGACTATAAGCGTAATCCTATTGTACAAGGCCTCCTCAAGTTCAACTTGATGTTCAGCAGGAGCCTGATCAATGGTAACTAGTCCAAATATGAAGAAATACATTGCCATAATCCAGGAGTCCATGTGCGATGTATTATAACAGCCTGATGGAACTTGTCCTCTTATCCATGCCCATTGCTCCGCAAATATTCTGGTAAGACGGACAATCATGTTAGAAAGCAACCACTTGGTAATGCGACGTTTTATTTCAAAGTCTGGCTGTGTTGGATCCTCATGAATCTGCATCGTCGAGAAGTACAAATTTGTGAAGAACTCTAACACTGTCTGGTCAAAATTCTTCGCGTCGCCTTCTTCAATTATCTTTGCCCAACAGTTCATGAGAGTAACACCTAACATCTTAGCAATTTTGTCCGCTCCACCCCGAGAATGAGAGTACCCAATAGCAATGACCCATCCGCGTTCTTTAAGGTGTCGTAGTCGAGATACAAGTTTTTCTCCTAGTATGTATATACTCGACGGTATCACAAATAAGCGAACCTTCTTCTTCCAAGATTCCCACTCATCATCGGACATCTGCTTAGTCCAGGAGAAGAAATTTTCATTCTTCGGTGTAATATTCCAATAAACTGGAGGTTCTTCCCCTGTACGTATGAAATGTAATATTTCATTAATGTCAGACGCAAATGTCTCAAGCTTCTTACCTTTAGGTGATACCTCAACAGGGCATTCAAAGTCTGGATCTGAGATAACGAAGTGTTTTCCAAAATTAATTCCGTTACTCGCACCTAGGTACATCCCATCAAGCGGTCCCAAACAAATTGGATTTTTCTCCTTCCCATACTCATGTATGCCCATTTTATGATAAAGAAGATCCATGGCCCGAGGCACGGTGCTCTTGATTTCCTCAAATGCTGCTGGAGGCTTCTGCGTAGGCTTATTCATGTTAAGTAAGGCATCGGCATACTTATCTGGATGTAGATTCTCCATAGCTGCCGTAACAAACTTTCGGCCTTTGATCGTCCCTGTCGTCTGCCAAACACCGCTTTCTTTCTTAAGAATCATAGCAGCTAGCGACGGGATAGGGTCTGAGATATGGGATCCTTCAGGGTCTATCTCCCAACGATCACGCATAACGGTGACTTTCCTTAAGCCTGTGTCATCATGCAACATAACGTCTTCTGCGACAGTCTTCTTGCTTACACGGTCAGGAATAACTGGCCTCCAAACATGCTTGGCCAAAAAATCCCAATCAATGAGCTGCTTCCCAAACTTCTCTGTCAAATGTCGAAAGTCTGATACTGCAAGTGCACGCGAAACTTCAGTTGAAATATTACATAATAATCGTGATTCGGGCCAACCTCCTTTGAAGCCTTTTTTAACAACGGCTGGCTTAATTGCAGCATCTTTTCTTAATGAAAGTTTAATTCGTTCTGCCTGCTTATCACCATTATAGCCCGTTGGTTTACCATCGCGTATTTGAAATGAAGATGCTATATGAGCACCTGCATCTAAAATATGATCGTCTATATTGACACCAGACGAAACATACTTATACCCAGCAGTTGTTGGATGAATGCCTTGAACATGCATTGCACACTGACAGTCTTTGTGCTCACATGAGTCATCTGTCATCTCCAATCCAAAATATTCGGTCATCCTAGATTGAGCGAAGAACCAGTGTAATGAGGTGGTCTTGAAAGCAGATAAGCGCGATAATCGCTGCACGATAGAGTACTTAGTTCGAGGGTGCTTGAACGGCGT